TGAAAAACAATCGCGGTTGTACCAATAACTATAGGGGGCGCGGTCTGTTGCACCCAAGCGGTGTTGAGGTTTACTGTGCCGCTAGTCACCAAGAAAAAGTCACCCTCGTCAATCTGGTCAACTCCGGTTCCAGCGGTATCAAAGTCGGTTGCCCGAGTCAGGATGTATGGCGCTCCAGCGGAGCCAACCTGGGTGACCGTGTACACACCGTTGTTTGCTTGCGTGGCTTCGTTTTTCACCAATATCCGGTTTGAAGCGACGGTAAGCGTTGAGTCCACAGACAACGCGCCATTAGCGGTCGCCGTAAGCGTTGCCCCAACCCCAGATGTGCCGTTGTTGTACGTGTTTGCTGGCAGGGCTGCGGTAGTCGCCAAATCCACAGCTTCGTGGAAGTGGATGCCAGACGCAATAGCGTCGGCGTACTGTTTGTTAACAATGTCTGTATTGCTGACTGGGGTCGTAGTAATTGTGCCGGATGTCAGGGCTATGGAGTTGGCAGTAAGCGCATCGAACGCTTGTTGTACCGTGTAAACATTTGCCGAATCCTTGTACACCGATCGCGCAGATGGGTAAGTTACAAAGACATTCTTTGTACCCGCAGCAAAGGGAACCAACGCGCCTGCATTGCTGGAAGACAGCACGGTGTCACGAGACAGGCTTGGACCTGCCGAGGTATATGTACCAATGCCTACTTCCCAATCGCCTGCGGTCAGGTCTACGATGGTGTAGTACGTGGTATTGCCGTTACCGACAGTGGCAAAAGTTTGAAACCCAAGGACAGCCCCGCCAAGCGTAACAGTGCCTGTCCCGGTGGTTGCCGTTATTTCTTGTACCCTGTCTTTTACTACGAGTGCCATATTTAACCCTGCGTTTTTACAGTCTGCCAAGTGGTAGATTGCGAGTTGTTGATGATTTCCCACAAGAACCGAGCAAGTATCACATCCGCCCCCACCGCACTGTCCTGTATGGTAGCAAGAAAGACGGCTGAAGCCAATAGCGAATCCAGAGCGGTAGCCGTGTCACTGACAACGGCATTAAATGTGGAGGGGGCCACCAATGTACTGTCGGACGCCGTAGCCGTGTCGGCTATCGCAACCCCAAACCCAGCGGCGGCGGCAATGGAGTCTGATCCCGTAGCAGCATCCACAAAAGCCACCAAAAAGTCAACGTTTGAACTTGGGGTATCCAGCGCCGTTGCCAACTCTTGAATAAATACGCTGTATTCAAGCCCGCCAGTAATCAAATCGGACGCTGCGGCGACTTCAGAAATTAAGACTGCCCAATCAGCTTGGGCTGAATACAGGTCAGACGCGCTGGCAGTGTCTACATACAGTCCTTCAAAAGTCGCCGCAGCGGCGAACGTGTCCGAAGCAGTTGCTGCGTCTTCAAAGTATGCTGGGAACACCACCAAAGCTGAAGGCGTATCCAGCGCAGTGATGGTCTCTGCTACGGCTGCACTGAAGTCCGATTCCGCGACAACAATGTTCTCACCAACTGCGATCTCTTCCAGAATCAAAGGCGCAAACAACGCCACCGCATTGACTGCTGTATCTGACGCCGTTACAGCTTCAGCAACCGCGCTGTCATAGATTGCACCCGCCCCCGCTAGAGCAGCAAAGGGCGCGGCGGCAAATGCGGATGTACCGAACACAAAGGATTACGCAGCGTCAAGGCTAAACGTGTAGGTCACGTTCAACGTGTCACCGCTCACCACGGTACGGTCGCCAGGAGACTGGAAATCGGCTTCAGAGAACAAAACCCCCGAAGTTCCACTGCTTACAGTACACAGGAACGCCCCGGCAACAACACCCCCAGCACCAGAAATAGTGAACGATGAAGGTGCAGCAGAGTTGGTGATAACTGAAGGATCGGCAGTAGTAGCCGTACCAAAAGTTACAGCCTTGCGTGAGCCAGCGTAGTCGGTAAACTCAGTCCATGCTTTGGAAGCTAGAGTATCAGCAGCAGCGAATGTCGTGCCAGAACCGGGGCCAGTCACCAAACCGAGAAAGAACGCCGCAGTGTAGGTGCTGCCTTTGAAGTACTGGGTGTTCATGTTTTGCAGCCCCTCGTTGACCACGAGGTTGTGCATTTTGTCTTCCCATTTCAGATTGCCGTCTTTATCTAGGCATTGAACGTGGAATATGCCGCCGCCACGAGCACCGTTTTGCAGAACCGTACCAGCAACCAGACCCGCAGTTACGGTATCGGTAGAGAGAGCTTTTTCGTTGAACATGAGATACTCCTTAAACAAGTCGAATGAGTGCCGATGTACTGGTGTTTGCAGGCATCGTCACGGGGAAAGTGTTGGTTGATGTTTTATTACTGCCAAAGTCCAAGACGCATACAGCGCCATTATCTCCTGCTTTGTATATTAGCGCGCCTCTGGCAGTAATTACACCCGTCCAAACAGGGGACGAGAAGTTGATGTAAGTGATACTGCCAGATGAAGTTGTTTCAGTATTTACAGAAGCAGTTACGATCTGACCTCCGGCAACATAGTTACCCCCGGAAGCTTCTCCAGTCGTGGTGTACGCAGTGGTGGTCTCATCAAGCGTAGCTGCGTTGGTGTACAACGCCAGATAAAAGGTGTTTGACGCGAAGTTGAACGACCCGTTTATCAAGCCCGACCGAAGTGTGTTGCAACTGTAGTTGCCTGTAAACGCCATTAACGCACTCCGTTATTCTGAGACAACGGAGGTTGTCGGTACTGACCACTACGGTACGCATCACTACGCTCCAGACCATCACCCAGACGCTGAGCCAATGCAAGCGCTTCCATGTATTTCTGGTTGTATCCAGCAATAATGTCCACTTCACCCTTCATGAAGGTGTATGCCTCAACCAAAGACCCGTACAACAATACGCTGTCAAAGTTGTCCCCCAGCCACGTTTGGCCAGAAGCTGCTGTGGTGATAGAAGTGGGGTAATAATAGTAGTGCAACTCAACGTTGTAGACCGCGTCAGGGGTTGGGCCAAGAATGAAACTAAGCTCATTGGTGATGACGGGACTTGGGTCGTTGGTTGTGGTTGGGCCAAACAGCGCGTAGTACTTGGGGATAGCTGTATCTGTTGGCGTTGGGTATGCCTGACGAATAAAGTTGACATCTTTGTTCAACAAATACTCATACGCGCCTGTGGCATCAATTACCGCCAAAGAATATGAAGACAAAAAATCACTTGGGCATGACAAGTACTTGTTGCCTGTGCTTGTCACACCTGTCACATTTTTGCGAAGCGATGGGAACTGAACAGAGTTGTATATACGTTGTTCAGCCTGCGTAATGAAAGTATTGATCTGTGTCGTTGCAGACACAGTACTCCCACTCGCCAGATATACATCCGGAAACTGATTCTCGGTGTACGACTGAATTGTGTTGTACAACTCGGTGTAGTTCATCCCATCGGTCCTCTGGACATCACGCCTTTAGTAGCCGCGCCAGTGCCGCGCATCTTAATGCCGCTGGTTTTAACAGGGGCGTAGTTACCTTTGCTAATACCACCAACAGACATATTAAGTTCTTTCACGCACTCGGCACCTGTTTTAGTTGGTACTTGGTTTGAGACCGAACCGCCGCTCATGGTATGGGGCTTGGCATAGACAGCGGCATTACCAACTTCTTTGCCCATTTGTTTGTCGCTGAATTTAGCCATCATTTGCTCCCAGATTTCTGGTTCATTGCACGAGACATGCCGCGACCAAACTTCTTACGATCCATACTGGTAGGGCCACCCTTCTTCATGCCTTTGACGTGCATACGGCCTTCATGGCCTTTGACAGCCTTGTTAGCTTCTGTATCGGCAATAGCCTTAACTTGCTTTTTGTCCATCTTCGACTCCTTATGTCGTTGCTACCGTAACTGTACCCAATTCCACAGCTAAAACCAAGTTATTTGGTGTCAGCCCGTCATCATTTGCTCGAGAGCCCCCAACAGGACCCCAGCCCCACTGGAATATCCTGCTACCACCTTCAGGAGTACCTAGGCCATTCTGCCCTGTACCCCCGCTGACATTGGTCTGCAAGCCGTTTGTACCCGACAGAATGTAGCTCACATCCGGCCTTGGTTCGCGCACTGCTTGCGGGTCGTTAACGGGATACAGACCTAACGACAACTGTGGCTGATCTGGGTCCCAACACTCCTGGCAAACCTTGATGTTATAAATTTTAGTCTTGAGGACCTGCTTTTGAAGTTCCTTGAGCATATACCGCTGACCACAGCGGTCACATTCGGCAATTGCATATTTACCAGAAGCGTACTTAGAGGGCATTTTTCACCTCAATAGAACAACTGCCGGGGGACAAACCTGTCTGACGCTTTCTCACGATCCTCTTGAGACGCCAACAACCACTGCTGCTCGTACTCAGACTTCAAAAACATAATCCTGTCTGGAGAAAGTTCTGGGCGTTTTGAACCGATGTAAAAAGCCAACCCTGCTACCAAGCAAGGGATCAGGCGAAACGGAATGTCTTGGATGTTCACACCATTGCCAGCATCTTGTAGGCGGCGTAGTCTGTAATACACAAAGACGTATTGGTCACCGGGAGCGTTAGGCGAAGGCCAGACGTTGATACAGGGCAGGTTGGCGGCAGTGATAACTGCCCCAGTTGTGTGGGATGCTGCCGTGGTGTTGTTCTGGCCCCGGAAACAATTCAGGAGTTGGTTGCCATCCACGTTGGCGTAGGCGATGGTTTCCGAGTCAATCGTGATGAAACC